TCATATTTTCCATCTTCATTAGTTCTAACATGAAGGAAAGTCAATTGTGAAACATCTATAGCTATTTTTGTGTAAACACCATTCACTATAGTCTGTTCAACTTTTCTACTAAAAGGGATAATATCAGGTCGTCTAGTATAACTAGGACCTTTATCCCAATCTGCGGCACTAGTCGGATCTTTATTCATAAAGGCATTCCAACCATGCAAGAGTCTTTCTCTAAATGTTACTGCCATTTTGAATTCTCCTAACTAGTTTTTCTTTTTCTTCAACATTGCATCAAATTCAGATCCAAAATCTATTGCACCATTTTCATCTGGTTCATATGTTTTCTTATTCATTTGTTCATGCAGACTTATTGCATTACTTACTGCATCAACTGTCTTATCAAAGTTTCTAGTATTTGTTGTGTGGTAAGTAGATCTTCCATCATTAAAAGCGCCTTTTATCATTTCCTTAAACACTCCACCAACAACGATTCCAACAATACTCAAAGTCATACTGCTGGCGAATTTTCCAGTTGGAGATGCCAGAAAATCATTAGCTTTTTCCATAAAAGTTCTATTATCAATATCTTTAACTTTCTTACTAGTATTAAAATGTTTTACAGGTCTATTATTCTGTTTCTTTGGTTGATTGTTTTTATTCTTTTTACGTGTATTAGATTGAGTAGCAGATTTATTTTGCTTATACTTTAGATTCTTAGAAATTTTTCCTTTTCGATGACCTTGTCCGACTCCATAACGAATCTTTCCTTCAGGAGTAAGACTGCCATCTTCGTATTGGTATCTTCGGTTGTCCCATCGCTGACCTTTAATACCATAATGATAAAGTTCAGGCATCACTTACCTCCTTTTACCATAGACCTTTCTTTTTAAGATCTTCTATTGTTTCGTCTTTTGCTTCTTTAATAATATCCTTAGACCATTTTTTATACTCTTTATAGTTTCCACTTTTATTTTGAGATATCTCATACGCAGTAACTCCAGAAAATGCAGCTACTGCATTCGCAATCTGAGCAACTATAGCGGCATTATTTGCCCCGTCATCATTATCCTTATGAAGATCATAAACACCTTTGGCTATTGCAGCGCCGCTTGCAACCAATCCCGGTATCATAGCTTTACTCATTGCAGATCTAGCTCGTTCTTCTCTTGGAAGCCATTTATCTAAATTTTCTGCTTTTTTATCTTGAATTCTTACATTTTTACCATAATGCGTTGCTCTCATTCTATCAAGACGTGATATCTTCTTTCCAGCTGCTTTTTTTGCTTCCATTTTAGTTGTTAATTTATCAAATTTTTTATTATACTTATTTCGTTCACTTAACATGGTGTCAAATAACACGGCACCTTTTTCATAATATCTCTTCTTTCCTTCAGCTGTTAGTGAGCCGTCTTCATTTTGGTATCTACGAATACCCCATTTTTGACCCTTAATTCCATAGTGATACAATTCTGACATATCTTAGCTCCTTTCTCTACGCCATTCATCGGCCCAATCTTGATCATATCCTATATCTTTAAGTTTTAATTTTCCTATCGTCGCCCAATCAGTAGATTCTATAACGGTATTATAATATTTCTTGTCTGCTGCTTCTGATGCTTTTTTGTCTTTATAATTAGATATTACTGATCGAGCAATATGAATTACAGCAGCTGTTCCAAAAATGCCAGCAGCTATTTTTAAATTTCTTCTAGCTTGTTTCTCAGTTTTACTTCTCGCCGGTCTAAATAGTACATTTCTACTTACTTTTTTAGTAGGTTTTTTCGATTTCATGTCATTTTTAAAATCATTTTTAGTTTGTTCTATTGCTGTTTTCACAATATTATTTGACTTTTCTCCTGGTTTAAAAATGACTTTAGATTTTCTGCCATCTCCAATACCATAATGTATTTTACCTTCAGGAGTAAGTGAACCGTCTTCATTTTGGTATTTTCTAACACCGTGTTTTTGGCCTTTTATACCATAATGATAAAGTTCAGACATGTTGGCCTCCTTTATTATAGATTTTTTACTTTTACATTCTTATAATATTTATCATAATTATTTATTATATTATCCCAATTATTATCTATTGTTGCACCAATACCCAACTTAATATTTTTTATTTTAGAATATTCTGTATCATATTCATCCCAAACTTTCATAAATTTATTCCAATCTTTATTATGATCATCTGTAAATTTTTTAAAAATGGGATCAGATTTATATAATTTTTCTAAATCTATTTCTTTATCGTTTTTATCAAACCATTTATATCTCCCAATTCTATTATCATCAAACTCTAACATTTGAACGTATTTCTTTTTTTTCTCTAAATAATCTATTTGTTTACCGGCTGAATCGGAAGCTTTATCTGATAATTTATTAAATTCTTTATGTAAATGAATTGCTTTTTCTAATTTTGCTTTTCCTTCTGGTGTTAATGAACCATCTTCATTTTGGTATCTTCTAATACCCCATCGCTGGCCTTTTATACCATGATGATACAATTCATTCTGTCTTCTAATATAAAAAGTAGGCATCTTAATCCTCCATATAGTCATCATCTTTACCACTATACTCTCGCATAGCTTGGATGGCTTTCGCATACATTTCTTCTGTCTTCTTTTGAGACTCAAGAGATTCGGTTTTAGCAGTAACTAATTTTACCTCTTCTTCTAACTTAGCTCTTTCCAACTTTTCTTTTGAAGAACCAAGTTTTAAATAATGTACAATTACCTGAGAAGATGCCGTTCCTTCTCGTAATTGCTTCTCTGCGAGTTGCTCTGCCAAAAATATCATCTCATTCTCTTTTGCTTCAGAAGTTATTGGCGGAGGTGAAGTTCGCTTCTTTCTACCTGGCGAACTATTTTCAGAATTATCTTTTTTCATAAAGTTCACCAGACATAGCTGTAAACTTATGCTCCTTTCTATAAATATTTTAATAGAGACAATTGACTAATTCAATATTCTTTCAGCACGTTTATGGTACACATATTGAAAGGAGAACGGCTCACAAATGACACATATGTCTATTAGCCAATTGTCCCTGTTAAAACATTTAGTCAAAAGCTTCTCTATTTGCTTTGTATGCTACATAAGCATCCATCATAGCGGCAACATTATCAATCTTATGATCGTATCTGATCTTGTAAAGTTTCCTGTTACCATTAGTATCTTCAAGAACTATACAGTTTCCCATAGTGTATGACATAAGACTCTGATCAAAAATGAGGAGGCCATCTTCTGATAATTTCTTAAGCTCACCTAAAGGAACTGATTCTGTCTTTGCACCCTGTATTACTTTCGTGACACCAAAAGGACCATTTTCAGCAGTCCATCTTTCAACAAAATTCTGTGCATTATATGGGTCAAATCCAAAGCATCTGACATCATATGCATTATCTTCTATAAATTTATCGAGATCTTCATATACTTCCATCATGTCAAGAACTGTTCCGTTAAGAACCATCAATGATCCTTCATCCATAAACTCTTGATACTTAAGTCTCATGGCACCGGGAAGATTATTAAGGGTTCTCTCTGAAATATAACTTCTAGTCTTTACACCAAATTGTTCTCTTTGTAACGGAAATAAGAATGTGAATGCACAAAAGTCATCACCTTGTGAAAGGTCTGCGCCCATAGCACAAGGCATGGACCAAAAATCAACTTTTGAATGAGGTTTGGTTTCTTCATATGTGAAGAAATAAGTATAACCCTCCATTGGAATGTTAAATCTTTTTGCTAATATATCATTCCTATCTGCAGGACTATTCTCAGCTTTCTCTACAGCTAATTGATAGGTCTCATATGTTACAGTTTTACCAAGATTTGGATTTGCTTTAATCCACATAGCAGGATCGCCAACTTCTTTTTTATCATCTAATTTGTAATACCAAATAGAAACATGTGGATTAATATATTCGCCTTTTAGAATTTTCATAAGATCCATTTTTACTGTATCACCAGGACCATTTCGAACTGTACCCTCTGAAGATGTTGCAACTATTAAATAATCATCAACCTTTGAGGCACTTTGTTCAACAGATTCCAGAACATTCTCGCGAATATCACCAGAAAGCCACTCGTCAACAGTAGCAACTTTTATACGCAAACCCTGAAGTTTATCAATAGACATCGGCCTTACTTCTAAAAGTGAGCCAGTTATGAAATTCTCAATTCCTTTTTTTGTAGAAGCAAGTTTCTGTCTATTTGCTTTAGAACCTGTTGTGTTCTGTAATGAACCTTCTGTAAGAAATTGGAACCAAGGTCCTCTAGATCTCGCTATTGCGGTCCTTATTGGAGACATGACCTCATCAGCCTGTCTCATAGTGGGTGCAACTGTAATCTGATAAGTTGTAGAAGTATCAACTGTCAGAAAATATGCTTGTATACAACTAGCATACATTGACTTTGCAGCGCCTCTAGGGATTATCAAATACTGAACATTTGTTAGTCTTTTCTTTATTGTCTTTTTTACATAGTGTCCACCCTTGCCATTTGGATTTGGTTCATAAACACTTCTTTCAATAAAATAATACCAACAAAACAACTGTTCAGCCCATAATTTAAATGTCGGAAGGAGGTGTAAGTCAGAACCATCAGTAAGTGTCAGTTCTTTTTCACAAAACTTAACAAATCCATCCATAGCTTTAGAATCATAATAGACTCCAGGATTCTCTATAAGTCTATCAATTCTATTCATCTCCATTTCAATCTCTCGATTGATCGGTATTTCTCCTCGTCTAACAGCATCTCTGAACTCGCCGTAGTACTTCGGAGTTGCTGTGTTTGACAACATAGGAGTCTCCTTTTAACAATTCTTGTAAAAATCTTTACCCAAACCTAATGCTAAAAACTTAACCAAACTAACCCAAGCGAGTCTTCCTTGTGATTTAAGTCATAACACTATCATTCCGTATGTGGTTTTACCTCTTTTCATACATGAAATACAATAGTTATAGTGCACTTTACCTATAGAATATCCAGGATTGTTTTACCAAAATATCCTCCGGAGAATTTTTTAGG